CCCTTTGCATTGATATATACGAACCACCATGCCCAGCCGGACATATCGATATTGTTGAGGACCCTGGGGATGTGGAAGACCCAGTCAGACACATGACTGTCCTCGAGCATAATTGGCTCGGTCAGGTTAAACTGTATCGTCCGATTGTCTTTTACATAAAAATCAAAAACATCAGCCATAATCAAAAAACTCCATAAATCATGTCAAAGTATATCAAATTCGAATGGCTAGGTGAGCCAGCGTTGAGACACCTCATTCCGATGCGATTATTGTTCCAGTCCACTTGGAGCCCACCTCTGAACTTTCCAGCCGTAGGCCAGTCTGTGAGGCTCCGCTCATGGCTTTCTCCACGGACAAAGAACAACAGCTGCACGTTTTCGTGTACTGTAAATCTTACAGCAATCATGTTCCAATCTGCTATTGCAGGTACATTTGTATACTGCACTGTTGTGCTGACCTTTTTTCCCATTACTTTTTCGGTACTGAGGGTTTTCAGGGTAATCGGTCTATGTACTGTTCCGTCTGAGTCAGACATTGCAAGCCATTTATTATGTACATTGTCATAGACACCAAAGTCTCCTGCATCATTACAGGCAAGCTGTCCTCCCGCAACCGGCTCGCCATTATTCGTCGTGCCCACTCTGACCCGGCATGTATCCGCTTCTTTTTCAAGGACCAGATCACCGGACATCGTGTCGCCGGTTTTATCCACTTTCGAAGCTAATGACTGCGTCACGAAATTCTGCAGATTTCCTGCAATGGTTTCATCCATACAGTCACGTACAAAGCTCATATATTCATCCAGAGAGGCCTGATACTGACTAAATATGGCCGTTGTATCTAAGACCTCAGGCCTCGCCGTTGCGACACCGCACCCGGCATCCAGACGGGTATCAGTGATCATCGACGCTGTGATGGCCGTTGCTCCTGCAGGGATATTGATATCAGCAAGCCTCAGGTCGTAGATATTACCCGCTCTTGTGATCGCCGGTGCTGCAGGTGCAGCCGCTGCTGTTCCAGTCAAAACTTCCAGCGATATGGATCTGCCGGAAAGGTTTGTATTGAGTCTCGCAACAATAGTATCGATCCTGGCGTATGTGGCATCCGCAGCCTCCAAATAGATGACAGCAGCCTCCTCCTGGAATCCCATCGCGCCTTCGATGATCGCCATGCCTGCATTTACGGAAACGCTCATCCCTGAGCCGGGGACAACCTGTAATGCAGCGGAGTCTTCCGTCAGTGCCACACCGTTGGTATAGAGCATGTGGAAGATCTTCCTGAGATTTGCTGAATTAAATGCGCGGTCATAGGTAAGATTACCTTCTCCGTCATCACTGACCAATGAATCAAACGGCCAACTGATCATTATCTCAACCTCACTTTCTCAAACTGTGTCGGGATCTTGTCCCCGAATGTCAATGTTACCTGATGGATACCTTTGGACCAGGTCTCCAGGATCTCGATGATCCTTGCTTCATAGGATTTCTGTAGCTGATCAATGACTATGTCGCACTTGTCACCCAAGTCATAATCTTCGAGGTAGACGGCTCCGGAGCTGGCATCTGCATCGAATTCCACGTTATGGATATCCGTATACTCTGCAGCTTTCTCGATTGCCTTCTCCCGGAGGGACTCACGGTATGCCGCCTCGGTCATTTCTTCAGGGTTATAGCTCTCGCTCTTCATATCAAGGAACTGCTTCCGCTTGTATCCGCCTTCGGAAAGGTCCAGGACCTCATAGATACGGTCTGCTCCTTCACCCTGGCCGCCGATCACGAAATAGTTCTTGAAGTTGCTGTTATCCTCTGTAACTGAAGCGTTCCGGAGATTCCGGAAGCCCTTGCTGAAGACAACAAAATTGTTCTCGCTTTGGCTCTGCGTCCGGTCAATCCCCTGATATATCTCAAAATTGACAACATCGTTTTCATAGTCATACACACATCGGTATGCCATCTCTTCGGCCTTAAGCGTCGTATGTGCGAACTCATCCAGGCATGCGCCTGTCTCCTGTCTGGTGGCCTTCTCGCCAACTGTGGAGTAGTCATTGGACGGCAATGCCAGTGGGAGATCTTCGTGGTATTCGTTTACCACCGAGACCACGAACTGTGCCCTTGTGGCGTACTGCGTGTACATGGGATAGACGATCTTGTCGTTCAATTCCCGCTCATAGAAAAAACCACTCAGGAGGACCATGGAGTCATCCTGAGTGAATTTAAGCTGCTTGATCACGCCCAGCTCCGGGCGTTCATCTGTGTAGATGTATTTCATGCCGGGATCATAGTCCGCTGCTTTGATCAGCACGGAAAACTTCCCGTTCTCATAATATTTGCGGTCCCAGACAAGGTCGAAATGCTTCAACGAGGTTGGCCCGCATACTTCAAATCCAGCATTAAGTGCCTTAAGTTCCATGGTCACACCCCCAGATACTTCGGTGTGTAGTACAGATACACACGCATGTTTGTATCACCAGACTCAGCCTCAAATGATATGGTTGATTCTCCAGGTTCAATCTTCATCCCCTGAAAACTGGAGCGTCTGTCGACTTTGCCGATACAGTTCTCTCCGTTCAGGGATATCCTGCCTTCTTTGAGATCTATAAGGAGCTCATCATCTGCGGCCAGTGTCAGAATCAGCTTGATAAATGCATCATCCTTTGTGATCTTGGGGTTTACTACTTCACCATCGGCCTTGATATCTATGATCAGATCTGTGGCCACATCACCATTATTCAGGATCTTAACTTCTCTGCTGAACATAAAATATCCGGTGTGGAATCCAACGTCCACCGGAGAGATGTACGGAAAGACCATTCCGCTTGTTACCGCTGCAATGTCTTTACCATAGCTGTCCATGGAATTGAAATACGGATCCGGACATATCATTGCCAGTTCCAGTTCAGCGCTTGCCCCCTTGGAGGGAGGTTCGCACTTGCGCTTCTGCAGTAATGCAGTGATCCATCGGGTGACCCCGTCATGCGTCGGATACACTGTGAAGGTATGTTTAGGGTTGAAAAAGCTGAGGGCGTAGTCCCGTTCCTCAGCATTGTTTTTCGTAATCTTGACATCCGCTTTGATGTCCAGTGCCCTTTTGGGGATATATGTGCCTGTGACATCCTCTCCGTCACCGCTGGCATACATCTGTGTAGTGATCTCATTCTCTACGTCGCCAAATCCGCTGTGTGACAAGATGCCCCATGGAGCAGCTCCTGAATAGGAGCCGTCCATGAGGAATGTGAGCCCGTCATCACGAACAAACTTTATCTGTTCCATCTACTCACCTGCCATTCCATATTGCTGCTCAAGCCTGATGGCCCTTGCCGTTTCGGAAGGGGTTTTCACAGGCTGATGAATATTGATTGTCTGGTACACGTTACCGCGGCGTGGATCGTCTTCCGGATCCAGCGGATCACCAAAACCGGAACGGAGCCTTACCGCTCCGAGTTTGGCAGCCATCTCCTCATTGACTGCGTTCTTCATGCGGTCAGCCATTCCACGCATTTCTTTCTCGGTCTCTGATTCCATCTTCGGCATGGCTTTGGAAATGCCTCGGGAGAGTCCCGGGGGGATCCATGCGCCGACCTCTTTTTCAAAGACCTTGGAAGGGGAGCTGACGCCGAGTGCTTTCTTTGCCGCTGCAGCGGCTTTTTGCGCAAGGCTTCTGGCTGCACTTGTTACCCACGATATACCGCCGCTGATACCCTTGGCCAGGCCTCTCGCAACATCCGAACCAACAGACTTAATCTTCGAAGGCAGGCTGCTCAGACCGTTTTTTACTGCATCGGCACATTTTTTTGCAGCTGTCTTTCCTTTAGAGGCCATGTCGGATCCCCAGGAAGTCACTTTGGTCAGCGCAGATTTAAGGTGTGTCTGCACTCCTGAAGGCAGTTTTGAGAATGCTGTTTTCGCACCGTTTACTGCATTTGTTGCAGCGGTTTTGGCATTACTTACAACACTCGTGCCCCATGCTGTAACTTTAGAGAGGGCTGATGTCAGCTGGGTTCCGATCTTGCCGGGAATCTGCGAAAAGTTGGACTGGATATTCTTAAGGGTGTTCGATGCTGCAGTTTTCGCCTTGTTTACTACGTTCGTCCCCCAGGAAGTAACCTTGCTCAAAGCAGAGGTCAACTGTGTCCCAACCTTACCCGGTATCTGGGAGAAATTTGTCTGAATGTTCTTCAGCGTATTGGCGGCAGCAGTTTTCGCTTTATTGACAGTGTTGGTTCCCCATGCGGAAACTTTCGACACTGCTGACGTTAACTGACTCCCTACTTTTCCAGGGACCTGAGAGAAGTTCGTCTGGATGTTTTTCAGAGTGTTAGTCGCTGCTGTTTTCGCTTTGGATACCGTATTGGATCCCCAGCTTGCCACAGTCGACACCGCTGACCCGAGGAATCCTCCTATCTTCCCGGGTACCTGGCTGATGTTGGTAGTAACGTTGGTCAGGAAGTCGCCTGCAGCTGTCTTTGCCTTGGAAGCAAGGTCAGTCCCCCATGAAACGACAGTTGTCAGGGCACCCGACAGGCATCCTGCAATCGCACCCGGCAGGCCCGTGAGGGCATTGGTAAGGCCTTCTATCAGGAAGTTGCCCTGCTCCTGCATCACTGTCGAGGGTGAGTTGATACCGAAGAGGGATTTGAATCCGTCAAGTATCGCTGTCCCTATTCCCTTGATAGCTTCAACTGCAGCTGAGGCAAGGCCGCTGATTCCGGATATAAGCCCCTCGATCAGGAACGATCCGACGCCGATCCAGTCTATACTCTTGAGCAGGTTGATGGCATTGGTGCCAATCGTCTGCAGGAGTGTAGGAATCGCCGTGATCAGACCGGTTATGCCGTTTACGATGAACTGGATGATTCCTCTGCCCAGGCTCGCCCAGCCGAAGTTGGATACGATGCTCTTGCAGTTAGTGCAGAAGCTTGAGAATATCTGCGGAATCGAGGTTATCAGGGACTTGATTCCGTTCCCGATGAACGTGATGACCTGCTTTCCGAGATTCAGCCAGTTGAACGCCATCATCACCGAAACGATGGCCTGGATGATCTTCGGGATGTTTGCGGCAATGGTAGGCAGTGCGGAGATGATGCCCCCGACTAATTTGGCGATCAGCTGAACACCGCACGATAGGATCTTAGGAGCATTGTCATTGATCAGCCCTGCGATATTGGTAACGATTGTAGGCACCGTCGAAACGAATACCGGGATATTGGCAATCAGGGAATCTGCCAGAGCCGTTATCAGCTCCAGGCCTGCATCAACGATCTGACCGACGCTTGACCTCAATCCTCCGGAGAATGTGACAAGGGCATTCATTGCCAGAGGGATCAGCTCCGGGAGCTTTGACTGTATCCCGGATGTCAGGCTCCCCAGGATCCCGACTGCTGTCTCCGTAATCTTGGGGAGGTTCTGCATGATACCGTTGGCGAAATTCAGGATCATCTCACCGCCGATAGTCACTGCCTCCTGGGCAAGTTTGGAAAAACCGCCTTCCTGCAGGGCGGCCTGCATCCTTCCAACAGCATTCACGCCGGCATCCATTGCGGCCTTCATATCGCCTGCTACAGACTGCTGTGCTGCAATAGCAAGGTTCTGCAGGGATGTCTTCATCTGCTGCGTCTTGAACTGCAGGGTGTCACTGACGGTCGCATATGCATCACCGACGACATCTGCAGATGTTCCCATCTGCTCCAGATCTTTTGTGAATGTCTCACCATTCTGGGTGAAGATCGAAAGCGCACCATTGCCGGCTTCAATGGACGAGAACATATCCACCATGGATACTCCGTCCTTGTCGGCCTGCTCGCTGATCATCCCAAGGATATCACCGAGGGTCGCGCCGCTGTCCATCATCTCTTTGAAGGACATGCCTGCGTACTTTGTTCCTTCAGCTGCCTTGGTAAGATTGTTTGCGGCGGTGGTTCCGGATTTTCCCAATTCAGAGATCAGAGATCTCAGCTGGGTTGTGGCCTGTGCGGTCGATGTTCCTTGTGCGGTCATGACCGCCAGAGAAGCTCCGACCTGGTCGAAGGAAACACCGAAAGCAGCGGCCGTAGGAGTGACCTGTGCCAGGGAATGGCCAAGTTCTCCTACGGTCGTAATACCCAGGTTCTGGGTCTGCATTAAGATTTTCTGTACCTTGCCTATGGCTTCTTCACCAGTCAGGCCATAGGCATTCATGGTTTTCGCCGTTGCTGACAGTGCAGTGTCTACGTCAGTAAAGCCTGCAGCGGCCAGCTTGGAAGACTGTGCGAGCATGGTTCCCAGCTGTTCTGCCGGGACGGACGCTGATTCAGCGCTGTACGCTGCCTCAGCAAGCCCGCTCGCCGCCAGTCCTGTACTCGACGATAGATTCAGTATCTCATTCGATAGACTGGAGAAAGCCTCCTCTGATCCGGAGAACAGTGTCTTGGCTTTCGCCATTGCAGCCTCAAACTCCGTTCCGGATTGGAGTGCGAACTGTCCTAATTCGGAAACCTTCTTTGCAGCCGAGGCCATAAGGTTTCCTGTAAATACAGACAAGGCACCTTTGGCAATCTCCCCCAGGCTTGATGTCCCTGACTGGAATCCGGAGGTATCAAGCGAGGTGTCGAATTTCAATGTGCCATCATAAGCCAATGTTTTCACCTCCTCCCGGCATAAATCATCGGCTCATAATGGCTCTACCTGATTTGTTTTCCTGCTTTGATTTTCAGTTCAAAAACGGCATGGCAGTTCCTCCCTTTACAGGTAACTGTCACACCGCTGCATTGCGCACGATCATGATAATAGATCGGCATCTTATATCCACATACAGGGCACGTCACCCTGCAGCGCATTTTCTGCTCTTTTTCATTCATTCGCTCATACCAATCCCTCCAATGACCTGCCGTTCAGAAGGGCATCTTCCAGAGCGTTCTGACGCTGTTCCTCTGCCTTTGACAGAGGAAGCGCATACAGCATTTTCATGCGTTTGTAAAATGCCCTCTTTTCCTTTGGTACCTTGTCAAGCTCCACTGCCCTGTACTCCATGATCTTCACGAACTGGGTGTCCTCGTTAAGGGAGTTGAACATAGCCCGGAACTTCCACCAGTGCAGATACCGTACACGGTGGAGATCCATGTGATACTGAGCCATAAATGCCGCATAGATATAATCATCGTCATACTCGAAGTCGTAGATTCGGTCTGCAAACCGCGCCTTCTTTTTCGTTTTCTGAGTATACAGGTTATCCCGCTTATCACAGCGGTAGAACCACAGCATCTTTTCTACGGCCTCATCAATGTTTTCCGGGATCTCAGGATAAAACAGGTTGAGCGCCAACCATGCTTTATCCTGATCGCTCACAGCAGGATCCTGCATAAGCTGTTCAAATTTGATCATGGTCCGAAAGTTGCTCCGGATCGGATACTCTCGCCCGCTGATCGATACGGAAGTAGGCAGCTTGCTTTCCAGGATCCCCATTTAATGGTGTCTTCTCTTTTTACCGGAGTTCCTGCGCTGAGCCCGGTTAAGGTTCTGGGCTGCCATTGCGTTCCTTGCCGCAACAGGCTGCACAGAGGGAGTCGTATCTTCTTCAGGCGCATATTTTGCGCTCACACTGGCATATTCCTCATTGATGCTTGCGGTGTATTCGCTCATATCAGCGCTAACTGCCTTGATGACTGTCAGGTATGCGTCGTTGGTGTCCCTGATATTGTTCTTGCCATGGAACAGTTCCTCTGCCGTTCCGGGGCCGAAAACAGCATCGAAGAAGTCCTTCACAACACCGCACTGATACCTCAATGATGCGGCTGTGCTCAGCCCCTCCGGGCTTTCTTCATTGACCTTGCGGCTGACTTCATTCACTTCATGCTCATATTTCTCATAAACGTCTACGTCGTAGATGTCCAGTTCAAGTTCGACTCCTGAAATATTGATTGTCATAGTGCATTCCCTCCTGGTAAAAAATTGTGGTTTCTACTTATCCGGCAACTGCATTGGTTGCCGTGAATGTCTTCTGGGAAACATTGAATTTTCCATCTACCGGATCGCCCTGCGCATGCAGAGTGCCGGACATCACGATATCATCATCGCCCTCGATATCGGAAACGCTGTTCGCCACAGAGAATTTTCTCGCTTTGAACTCGGTCGTGGAGTTTTCCGTAGCCGGATCCCACAGCTCGACGCGGACATATTCCAGGATAGCGTCCGAGCCTGTCAAGTGGTTGCGGGCGATATTGTACAGCGTAGTGATCGCTGCTTCAGATGCGATCAGGTCTGTCTCATAGGGGAACTCGGTCTGATACTGAGTGATGGAAGTCGTGGACGACTTCTCGTTGACGTACTTCTTTGTGTTGGTCTGGGCATTGGGGCTTTCATTCAGGGATGTAAAACCTGTGCCCATCAGCTGCCAATCCGGAGTTGCGGATGTTCCGCAATTCAGATAGTCAGCAAACTCATGCCTCTGAATTACTTTGACTGTGCTCATTACTTAGCCTCCTTATAGTATTTGCACCGGATTTCCAGCTGATACCTCGCAGTCTTGCGGTCGGTAGAGAAGAGATATCCGGATGTTACGAGCTCCATCTTCTGTACTGTTTTTCCGGGGCCAAGGACAGGGAAGGTTCCTGTCTTGTTCTGGGCCTCGAACCAGTCAGCAAGATCCTCATAGAACTCGCTGTTTCTGATGTTCTGGATCATGTCGACCGAATAATACTCGCGGGATGTAACTGCAAAAAGATACTGCCGCATGGATGAGCCATCAGTATATCTTTTGATGACCGGGTCACACGGCAGTGTTGCTATCCCATATTCAATTGGTCTGGCACCGAGGGAATCCACGCGGATATACCCTTTCGCCAACAGCGGGCATGCTGTCACATAATCCACAATGCCCTGAATCATTGATGCCATATGTGCTCCTTACATGTTCTGTGCTCCCTTCAGGATCTGGTCCTTATGTGCGGCCTTCATGCGCTCGAACCAGTGTGCACCACGGGAGCCATCATAAGGTCGTGTGTCTGCAGTGTTGTAGTACTGAGGAGCCGAGTAGGGAGCAATGTACTGCACCTCTCCGGAGCCGATAACGGTCCCGAGCCTTCCAGACGCTTCAAGCATGCCAGTACGTAAAGGCACCATTGCGCTGCAGTACCTCAGCACTTCTGAATCGATGTAGGCCTGTCTGCGGTTGAAATCCTGCGTTTTCTGCGATCCAAAGGAAGGATTCCATGTGAGCTCACACTTGTTTTTCCCGTCAGAGACAATGGTACCCCTCGGTGTTGAAACGGTTATCTTTGCCATTACACACCTCCTATCCTCCAGTGCTTTACCCGGTCACTGCCCCGGATCGTGTTGTTGGCGAACGCATTGACCACGAAGCAGTCCTCTGTGGTGCTGGTGATGTCAGTCTGGTCAGTCACGGTTCCGGACAATTCACCACGGACAACGATATCGTCCATCTGTATTGTCCAGTGCTCCGAGGCCTGCCCGTCTGCCAGTTCCTTCCACTCCCACGGTTCAACATAGGTCTTCCCGGATGTATCAGCTCCGTAAGGAATCCTCACCTTGAAGGTTCCCTGTCCTTCGCTGTACTGGCCGGCAGAAGAACTGCGGCCGTAATACCATGTGGAATCCCGTATGACCGTTGGGATCAGGAGCTCTTCACCTTTGCTGTTCAACCTCCGGTTATAGATGGTGATCGTGCTGTCAGTGGTCATGCCAGTCACCACCTCCCCTATACAGCAGGCCGGTCGTACCAAGGAACCTTCGTGCCGCCGCCTCAGACTTGGATCTGAAGGCTGCCGCTGCTGTCCCTGCATCCTGATAGCTGACGGAATATCCGTCATTGTTCTCGGATGTTATGCCCTCAGCCACTCCGCCCTGCATGTACATGGGATTGTACTGCTTGCTGGCCTCTGCCATGGCACAGACAGCTTTCCGGATCTTAAGCGCCAGAGATTCTGTCATGAACTTCTCATCCATGGTCGGGATCCTGTCCCACGTCATTTCGTCCAGGATCTCTTCAGCCCTCAGGGCATGTTCCTCAAACTCGGACTGATCTGTAATTACCGAACCTTTGTAGGTGTTCTGATAAAAGGTGAAGTCCGCGTAAGGACTCGTCACTACTGTCTGGCTCATGCTTCACGCTCCTTTGATCATTTGGTCGTAGGTTTCCTTAAAGCCTTCTGAGAGCCTTTTACAGCCTCGGTCATAGCTTTGGGTTCTGCATCATTGGATCCCAGCAGCTGAGCCTTGAGCTCGGCGTTCTCTGCCTTCAGGACCGCGATCTTCCTACGAAGGACATCAACTTCATTCTCAAGCCCCTTGATCCGTTCGGAATCCTTCACCTGCAGGTAGATCACATGGCCTTTTTCATCAAACAGGGAATAGCCGAGAGCCTTGTACTCATTGGCCTTTTCGTCCGGGATCCGGACTACCCTGTTCCCTTTACGCGCCTTGAGCATTGTTTACCTCCTCTCACGCAATAACGGCTCTGCCGGGTATTCCCCAGGCAGAGCCGTATGGATTAAGCTGCTTTGTCCTGCACTCAGGACTTCTTGGTGTAGTAGGTCTTTCCAGCAACGACGGAAGTGTCAGCAGACGCCACGTAAATGCCGTTCACCTTCTCGTAGTATGAGCTGGTGGAAGGGTTTCCGGTGGGTTCTGCGACCGTGTTGAACTTGCTGTCGATGTTTTCGATATTGAAAGCGATAGCACTGACCTTGTTGGGAAGCACGAATACATCCTCGAAGGACTCTTCGAAGTAGTCCCACTTGCCCTGGGATCCAGCCGTGGGCGGATCCAGCTTAGCGAACTCGTAAGAGATAGGAGTGATGACCGCCGTCGGATGGATCAGGCACATGTTGATCTGCAGCGCATCATCATCGACCGCCCAGCCTTCTGTGAAGTCGTACAGGGTCTTCATCATGTCCTTGGGAACGGAGTTCGGGATCTTTACCTCATCGATGGAAGTGACCGCACGTCTGATCGCAGACTCAGCGGAGTTCAGGTCGATGTGGCGATAGATCTGCTTCGCATTGGAAATCAGAGTTCTTACAGTGGGAGTGACGTAAAGCACACGTCCGTTTCTCGGAACACGTGCGTCATCCATAGCTGTCATCATCTGATCGAAGACCAGCAGGACGTTCTCTTCTGTCAGCGCAGTGTCATCAGCGACGCCGCCTTTTTCCATGTACTCAGAGAATACCTTGGAGATGCAGTATGCGTTCATTTCAGGGAACTTCTGCTCCTCGTTGTAAACGCGGGTGATGTTGCCGATAGAAGCGACCTGATTGGTCTCATCGATGTCACGAGGATGAACCAGGGTCTCCCAGGTGCGGTGGTTGGTAAGTGCCAGCGGCGTCCATGCAAGGTTGTAGTTTCTCCTGCGGGTGCCGATATTGTCCCTGTCACCGTCAACACGTCCGGAAGTGGAGATCGTAGGGATCTCGATCACGTTGGAGTTGACCCAGCGGTATCTTCCGTTGTTCGGCGTGGTGAACAGTTCAGCGAAGTACAGGACATAGGGGAATGCCTGTTCCAGACTTCTCTGGTAGTCTTTTGCGTAGTTAATATCTGCCTTTACAAATGCCATTTCTTTTTACCTCCTTGAAATGATCTTTAGTTGTTTCCTTCCGGAATAGGTCTTACTCCGGTGAAATGAAAGCCAAAGTCCCGCATCTGGTTCCCGGACTGTCCGGAACCACTGGACGTTGAACTCATGAAGGAAGGCGAGCGGCGCCCTGTGCCCTGCTGGCCACTGCCGTTTGTATCCTGAGCAGGATCCTCTTTCTCTTCCTCCGTGACAAAAGATGCGGGGTCGTCCTTCTTCATCTGTGCGAGCCAGGAATCTGCACCAACGAATACTCCGTCTTTCAGCTCAAAGTTCTGCTTCTCAAAATCAGCAATGACGCCTGTCTTTGCCGCTTTGGATGCAAACTTCACGCCAGTGAAATACAGCTCCTGACGATGGGATCTTTCCTGCGCTGTCAGCTTGTCCTGAAGCGCCTTGGTGTCGGTGTTGTACTTGGTCTCCCAGTCAGCTGCAGACTGTTTGATAGTGTCGATGTCCATGTCCTTGTAAGACTTGATAGTCTTATTTGCCTCAGTCAGCTGGTCCTTGACCCCTGCCAGTTCGGTCTGGCTTGCGTCGTAGGTCGCCTGGGGGACATATCCGCCTGCAGCAAGGTTCACGATGTTCAGCTTTTTGTCTTTTGTCACAGCAGCTTCCAGCTGATCATAGGTAAGGGCACCGGGCTGTCCGTTTTCTCCGGTTCCAAACAGATCTTTCAAAAATTCAAGCATTGCTCTTCCTCCATTCTGGTTTTTACATGTCGTTATATCTGTCCTTCTGGGCGGCCACGAGGCCGCAGGGGAGCCTTATCCGTGTCTCCATAGGTATTTATATCCTCCCGCGTAAAATGCGCTTACAAACGGTTCCTGCAGATTAAGGATCACCCCCTTTCCTCGGCCATGATCGGCGTCATGTCCACCCAATCTTCCGCGAGCAGGTCAGTCTGGGATGCCAGCCACGGGACTACGTTGCCCTGTGCGGTCTTCATGGCGATATATGCACCGTAGGGTACAGCCTCGCCTTTGAATGCCCACCGCGCCGCATCTGTGCAGGGGAGGTAATTGCCCTCAGGGACGTAGTACAGGAACATGCCTTTGCCGTTCCAGCCTTTGCGGGTGACGATACCGCCTTCTTTCAGGATATAGAGGGCTTCGCCGAAATCCATCGCATCCTCATCGTGGGCAAAGATGTAATCACTGATATAAATCTGCTCGTTGTTCTTGTGGACCAGCTCTTCCGTGTACGCGCCGTCGATGTACTTTACCTTCTCGAAAGGCTTTGAGTTGACGATGACCTCTTCACTGTCATCCGGCATATGGATAAACAGGATGATCCGGTCTACCTTCTTCTCTCCATCTGCCTTAAAAAACTCTTCTTTGAAAATTTCCTTTTTGGTCATCAGTTACCTCGCTTTCTTGAATCCAGTTTGTCTGTTGCCTTCTGTTTCAACCTGCGCATTTCTGCACCGGTAGGGCTGCTGACCTTCTGCCTGAGGTAATCCTTTTCCATGCCGGTCTGGTCACAAAAATCGGTCATCCGCCTTCTGCGGTTCTTCAGCTTCTCCTTTGCCTCCTGGTATCCGTCCTGCAAGGCCCTGCGGGTCTCATCGTCCATCTTTTCATTGAGGACTTCCTTGTAGGCATTGACCTGCCTCTTGCTCTCCCGGATGGCTCTCTCGTAAGCCCTCATGGTCTGGGAGGCATCATACTCGGTCATGTTTTCGCCGTTGTATGTGTAGTTCTTGGCATCATAATCATCCAGTTTTCCCTGGCTGTATGCCGGTGTGGATATCCCCGGGAAGAACGGATAGAAGCTGTGCCGGCAGTTGTATCCACCAAGTCCTGGACCAGTGCCATATCCTGTCGCGTCGTAGAAGTTGGGGTAATCCTTCGTACCCCCTTCAAGCAAAAAGACCCGCCCCTGCCATAAGGCATGGGAAGGTCTTGCGCCGCCATGTGCGGTAGTCTCTACGTATTTGGCGCCCAGCCTTTCACAGTTGAGCTCTGTGATCTGGTTCGCGGTCTGGTTCACTGCGGTCAGCAGGTTCATGCGGATTGCCGGTTCTACGCTCAGATGTCGGTTGTTTCTGTAGAGGACTTGTGCTCCGATCGACGAGCTGTTGTCGATCGCATTCCTGAGTGCAGTTGAATACGGGAAAGCACCACTTTCCACCTTCATGATTGCCTCATTCATGGTCATCAGGAATTGTTCCTGCCCGGCTGTGGCCGTTGTCATGGCCAGGTTATGGAAGTCAGCCTTGGTCTTACGGATCTGAGCGTTCAGTATCTCCTGCATGTCCTTCGACAGATCTACAGGAGCCTGTATCCCTTTTTCAAGCAGGGGCTTAGCATCGTAGCGGACAGAGGATATGCCTGCATCGCGGAACATCCGGTCTATCTCAGCCTCAGTTTTTCCCGTTGACTCGGCGACCTTTTTCAGTAAGTCTTGATAGAGTACGCCAGCTTCCTGAGCCTGTTTTGCCTGCCATTTGGCAGATTCTGTCACGCGTCCGCTTTTGACGATCCGTCTGCAGATATCGTTCGTGATCTCCTGATTCAACTGCTCCATCAGGTCTTCCAGATCAACGGTACACGAACGAAGGTATTCCGGGGTCAGCATTGTCTACTCCTCCCTGTTTCAATTGCCGTCCATACTTATTCCTCCTCCGGGAACTCCGGCCCCGGCTGCTGCTGGGGTATCATCTTCAGAGCTTCTTCCTCGGATACCCCGAAATGCCATGCGAGGAACAGCTCAAGCCTGTACTTTCCTGCGACTACCATCGACCAGCGCCTCTGGTATTCCTTGTCATAATCCTCCAGGATGCCATCACCCCACATGATGTTGACATCGTACTCCCCAACAGGAGCAAGGTCATACAGCTCTGCGAGTACGGACATAGCATAGACCAGATCCCTGAGACCGATATCCCAGGCTTCCTGCATGCTGCAGACTGCGGAATAGGATCTCTGCTTACTGGCCTCAATCTCGGTAGCTGTCTTTTCAACGCTATTCGGGTTGGAGATGGTTCCAAACGACAGCTCGCACAGGAACTCGACGATCTTCAGATAATGGTCCAGTCCGTTAAAAAGAGACTGATCCCGGAAGGCAGGAGCGGTAACCTCGAAGAAAGGTTTGGTTGTTGCTCCGGTGCCTGAGGACTCGACTTCGTAATGGCGATAGACGCGGTCCATGCCTTTGGGGAGTATGGGGTTTCCTTCCCGATCCAGTTTGAACAGAGATACGTCTGCATCGATCGCAGCCTGCAATGCGTCAAATTCAAACTTGGATTCGGAGTACAGTTCGTCTGCATCCTGGATGTTCTCAATGGCTTTGGCATATACGGATGCTCCCAGGGGAGACCGCTTGTCCACATTGTTCGCAGCCGGGACGCGGATATAAACAAACAGCGGTTTCTCGATGTCCTTGATCGTGACGCTCGGCGCCAGATCAGCCCACTCGGGAACCTCTGTCAACGGGACTTCTTCAGCAAAAGGATGCTGACACGTCAGGTCATATTCATCATTGTTCGATATCAGCTGTTCACTGCGGAAAGCCCTGCTCGTAACGGTATAGGTGTTGGTCGACCTGGGTTCGCCCGGGCTTCCATCTTCCGTTTCCTGCGCAGGCTCATCCGTCACCTGTACATTCTTCTCAAACTTATGCATCTCCAGGCGTGTATAGACATACTTGCCTTTCCTCTTGGCATCGACGAAAACAGCTCCGGTTATATCCCCGTTGCTGTTGTAATCCGTAGGGTAGAAAGCATCGGCCTGGGTGAAGTCGATCATGATGCTGTCCCCTACGACATACGGTTTCAGGGCAATGCCGCCGAGCGCACAGTAGACTTCCACCTTTGCCTTCAGGCTGTCCTTCAGTGCGTTCTTCAGCTGTTCGTTCAGGTAATCCGCAAACGGGGATCCTGTGATATCGAACTGATTCTCAATCATGATCAGCCTTGCAAACTCATGCGAGATGGCAGCCGGGAGGTTCATTGTCCGCGTTCCGTCGCGCTTCCAGTACGGCTGGTTCAGGTACATGTCGTTCCAGAGCTGAATAGCATTCTGCATGTCCGATGACACAGCAAGGCTTATGCCCAGTTTCTTTTCCAGATCAGCTTTGGGAAACAATTTCCTCACCACCTTTCCGATTAGGTCTGTTAACCACACATTTTCCCTCCTTACATTTTGATGAATTTTTTGATATCACGTTCAAAGCTGTATTCTGACGCATCCAGGCTGTCTATATCCGAACTGCCATCGTCGAGACGTATCAGCTCCAGCTGTTTTGAATCCCATACGGCCATCGAGACTGCCTCGCAATATGTCCCGCAGTCCTCGGTATAAAAAAACCGCCCCTGTGCTGCCAGTGCCGTGACAGCGAAGATGCGGTCCGTTATCTGGCTCTTCAGGGCATTGTTCACGCGGATGTTTCCCATATGCTCTCTGATCAGCGCGTTACGGAATCCCCTGATCAGGACCTGCTCTGCAGAGTCGCAGTATATTTTGCTGATAAAGCCATAGTCCCGGAGGATCGTCTTCAGGAACCGTATGAATATCTTGTTCAGTGTTTCGGGGTCAATATCGCTGAGATTCCTTCCCGTGTACGGATCCTTCTTGCCTTCAACATACCGCTCTGACCGCAGTATGATCAGCTGCTCATAATCGACCGTGGCAGCGCTGGCCACAAAGGCATGGCCGGATCCATTGCCGCCGAAGTCGACACCCACATTGATATGCGCTATGCGGTTCTCCTTGATGAGCTTCTGGACTTCTGCTTTGGGTTTGGTGTAATTTCCATTTTTAGCTGCTATGGACGTGGCCAGCATCGGATAGCACAGGCCTTCTGCTATAGCCCTCTGCCCGAGGATATCGCGGATATACCAGATAGAGCCTACAGCGTACTGTGATTCAATCTCTTTCCTGCGCTGTGGCGATATGGAATAGTTATCCGCAATCGTGAAATGCTCGTAATTGTAACCGCCGACATAGGTCTCCGGATAGACATCCAGATAGTCGGTATAGATCTTGTGGCCCGGATGGCATGGGTTCATATCCCACAGCACACACGGATCCAGGGCAGCGACCTGACGGCCAAATGCGACCTTGATGAAGGATATCCGGCTGTCCTCTGAATCAAAATGCTCGTTGACCTCAGTTGCGATCCATATCCCGTAGGAGTTGCCGAGGATACGCTTGTAGCTGTCAGCCTTGCCACCTCCGGCAAAGATCACTATCTTCTCACCGGTTTGAGTCTGGATGTACAGCGCGTCATTGTTTTTGTAATTTCCCCACCTGCATCTTCCGCGAAAAAGATGCTCTAAGCCAAAGCCGTTGCAGTCGCCAATGTTCATCTTGGCATTAGCAATGGTCGATCCGGACGCGAGATGTATCTTGTCCCGGCAAACCTCAAGCCGCATGGCCGCGATGATGCAGTGGTCAATGGTCTTACCTGATCGGATAGCTCCCTCTGCCACGCTCATCTTGCACTTAAGGGCATTCTTTATATACCGCTTATGCTTTGGCGAAAGTGGTTTCCATTCAATTGTCTGAGTCTTCTTCATCGTTCAACATATCCACAAGTGGTGTGAGATCTTCGATTTCATCCATGGCCATGCTCCTGTTTTCTGCGCGGTACTTGTTCAGCGCCTCAATGGCAGCTGTCTTGCTCCGCTGCACTGTGGTCAGTTCCTTCTCAAGCCTGCTGATGATATCAGCTGTAGGCGCCGTAAAAGTCTCCATCTTGTACGGATCACCCGGAAGCCGGTCAAGGTCGCGGTCTAACTTGTCCTGCCGGCGCTCGTAGTACATAGCCTCTTCATCCGCATCCCGGAACCTGCGCCTTTCCTCGATACGGACACTCCGCTCGATATACATCTCCTGCGGCTTTTCCCTTCCTTCCGCATCAATGACAGGCCTGCGGTATCGGTTGATAGCGTTCATGATACGGCGCTCCCGGATAGTGTACATGGCTATCTCCTCAAGCAGCAGCGCCTCTGTATCATCGTGCATAGTGCCGTCGAGCCAGCTTCGCTCTTCCGGATCCAGAAAGTCCCATCTCGCACCCGAATATGCTCCGTGTTTGAAATTGGCTTTCCCTCCGACAGCGTTCTTATTTCCAGGCTGGCCGCCTCTTTTCCTTTTCCGAACGTTCGCTTTATCTTTTTCCGAACGTTCGCGTTTCTTTCCTTCCCAATCCTGGGTGTTTTTCCATCGCCGGACAGTGCCTTCGGGGACGCCTAACTTTGCTGCGATATCTTTAAGAAGCAGTTTTTCTTCTTTCCAAAGTCGCTCGGCTTCGATGCTGTCCGGGCATCTTGCCCTTGGCATTGTCCTACCTCCTTGATCAATTCGAAAATCGGAACGCAAAACGAAGGCTGACGCCCTGTTTTTTGACGCCAGCCCTCCTTCTTTTCGTTCACATTTTTGTAATGATCTCTGCTTTAGAAAAAGTCTCCGTACCATCAACCATCATCCGCAGGAAGTCCTCCTTGGAGAAATTTGACAGCCGGAAGATCTCTTCGGGCTTCATGCCCAGCTGCTTGCCTATCTCTTCTACGCTCTTCCCCTGGCTGATCAGTTTCTGGACAATGTTCTTCATCGGCTCCAGGAGATGTTCGCCACGTGCACGGTTATGTGTGACTGTGCCGTACATGTCCTCGGCTTCATCCCTGTGGTCGACAATGACCACAGGCACCTGTCCGCCGAGCTTTGTCCTGAGAGGTTCAGCTCCTGACACCATCCAGCGATGGAAACCGTCGATGATGGTCATGTCCGGCCGTACGACGATCGGGAGCGTCCATCCATTGGTCAGGATAGACTGTGTGAGGAGCTTAAGGTTCTCTTTGCTGACACGGTTCGGGTTGTAATTATTGGGACGCAGGGCATCATGGTCGACCCACATGAGGGTCTTGAGCGGGGCTCTCAGCTTGTCTTCCATCTCTTACCCCCTAATCCCTGTGCTTCTTTGCTCTCACCCATGTACCGTCCGAAGATCTTCATATAGAGCGCCCGGAGCGTCCTCATCTTCGGGTCTCCGGCCATGAGTGCTTCATAGAAGTCTTTCAGCTCATCATTGGTCGCGATCAGTGATACCTTCAGGAACAATTTCCGGTACTGGCTCGCAATGTATCTCTTATGCGGGGTATCGAAAACCTTGTCCATATTGGCGAAGAGACGAGCCAGCTCCGTACGGTAATCCCGTACTTCCGTGCGGCCCGCCTCCAGCTCACGTCTGGTATTGGTCGACCTGCCGAACATTTCAGAATCCCAGTACAGCGCCGCAAGGTATGCGTTCGGCTCCCTGGCAATGATCCTGTCCATGAGGTCGGGATAATATTCATTCATCTTCACCAGAGAACGAGCGGTATCCACAGAGAAGAACTGCGATACCCTCATCTGTTTCCGGGATGATCCGCTCTGCCAGAGATACAGGTAGATGTTCGGGATATCCACATGCTCCCGGAGGAGGTACAGCCATACATCCGAGTCCTTCCAGTCGTATATGGGGAATGCCTTGTGCCCCTTGGTGACGCTCCGGCCTGATCGGGTGATCCTTGCGACGTACTGAAGGCGCTGCAGGGATTCCGCCACACGTACACCAACGATACTGATGCCGTCAGCATTTGCCCTTTCCAGGAACATCTGATAGGTATCATGCCGTGGTTTCAGGTATCGGTGCGTGCGGATCGCATAGGAGGGCGGCCTCCTGATCCATACAGCTTCTTTTTCAGGCGCCCAGAGGATGAAGCTCTCATCGTTCTCCAGCTGGTTAAAACAGTTGAAGTGCCGGCACTCAAGGCAGAACCACTGGAACTTTGCCCCGCTTGCCAGGAAGATCTTCCTCCATTTCTTCACGGTATCTTCGATGCAGGGGAATATCGCCTCTTCATCAATGAACTGAACTGTCAGCTGATGCGGGTCTATTTCTCCCCTCTGTATCATCCTGAGGACCAGCTGGCCAAGTGCGAGGCTGTCTTTGCCTCCGGAGAATGACATGTACACAGGCAAACCGTTTCTGAATACGTTGCGGATCCGTATCTCTGCGGCGTGCACAACATCCATGCTCCCCTGCCTGCGCTTTAGAGCCATACCTTCTCCCCGCAGTTCGGGCAGATAACGAAAGGCCTCTCGGTGTTTCCGGTATCCCCTTCGCTTCCTTCCGTCTGGCCTGCAGGTGCAGGGGCTTCTTCCGCATTTCCAGTCCCCGCAGTGCGCTGTTCCTGTTCCCTTCTTTCCGCGCGTTCCCGCATCTGCCTGACTTCCTCCGGATCGATCGTGCCATACCCGGAGATCTGTGCGTCAATCTCATCCGTGTCTGCCATCATCTGGCGGAGCACATCTTCATCGAATCCGGGAATATCGTAATCCCCGTGCAGGTCTTCCAGGAACTCATTGAGCACGTCCATGTTCTCAACACCCAGCTGGAAGATCTTATTATCCGCTATCATCAGCTTTTTCTTCTGGGCTTCGGTGAGTCCTTCCATCACATAGACGTCTGCTTCTTCGATCCCCATCCTCTGAAGGGTAACGCACAGGCCGTTGCCGGCGAGGATCGTGTTGTTCTCGTCGACAACGATCGGCCTCAGCTGACCGAACATCCGGATGGATTTTTCAAATTCCTTTATCTGGGCCTCCGTATGTACCCGGACATTCTTCTCAGGTGCATGGAGCTCCGCTATCTTCATTTTCTTTGCTTCCAAAATTCCTCCTTTTCGGAGGAGCAATGGGCTTTCCGGCTGCAACCGGGCTGTCAGGATACTGTTTCCGCTGGCGTCCTGCCCCTGTGAGAGGCTGTAACGACGAGGGCTATAATTCCACTTACCATCACGGTATAGAGGCTTGCCGCCGATTTTAAGAGGCTCAGCTGGTTAATGGTTGCATAAGCGAATACCGGGAGACCTGTCACTAAAGCGACGGCCACACCCGCGACTACACCGGAAGGACGGAGCTTCCTGCCGAGAAGCGTGAAAACAGTGGGCAACAACGTGGTCGCCCGCAAGGTCCCGTAAAAGAGAAACATGTGGGTGACGGTCAGACCCGGTATATGCGCAATCAGAATAGAGGCCGCCAGGAGGGCGACCATGGTAATATGCGACAGCCTTTCCTGTCCTTCTTCCGTAAGGCTGTGTGTGATTCCAAGATCGGTGGTGAGGGAAGCTGCCGCACAAAGGTTACTGTCTACTGTGGATAAAAGCCCGGACACGAGCATCAGCAGGAAAGGTACTGTCACCCATGCAGGGAAAAGGTTTGATACAATCTCGAGATTTACCACGCCGGTATCCTTCGCGACGTATCCGCTGCCGGCGGCTATGAATCCGAGGATCCCCATTGACAGGGGGACAGCTGCGAAGGCCAGGGCACCGAGAGAGAATGACCTGCCTATCTTATCCTTGTCCGCGGAAAACGCCCTCTGCCAGAAGCACTGGTCTCCGAAAGGGCCTGAGACAAGCCCGATCGCTGTCGGGAGTCCGAAGCCCATGAGGATCTGCAGGCCTTTCCCATCAAACAGGTGCAGGCATTCCCCGCTTATGCCTCCCATGCCAGCGGTGATGCACGATAATCCTCCCTGGCTGGTCACAGCCCATGGCACGAAGAGTGCGCAGGCGGCGAGCATGAAAAGCATCTGTATAACGTCCGTCAGCATACTGGCTCTGATGCCTGATATCCTGGAGTATGAGAACGCGATCAGCGCGAGGATGATCGTTGTGGCAGTGAATCCGAGCCCGGTGATGGACGCGAGTATCTTTCCTCCTGCAAGAAGCTGCACGGTCGTTGACAGGAGTGTGAGAGCCGCCAGCTGCAGACGGTATATCCTCCCGACGTTCCTGTCCTCATAGGTGCTCTCCATGAATCCGGAGAGGGTGATCCCTCTGGGCATCCGCTCACGTATCTTCTTGGCGAACGGGATAAATAACAAAAGGCATGACACGTTCGGGACCAGGAACCAGAAGAGCCCCGGCCATCCAGACGTGTATGCCTTCTCTGCGGAAGTGAACAGGGCAGGCGCCCAGATCCATGTGGCTGCAACCGACATGGCTGTGGCGAATACTCCCATGTGCCTGTCCCCAACATGGAAGTCCTCACTCGCTGTTCCCTTCCTCGCAAAAATGTGCGTGGCCACGAGCATCACTGTCCCGTATGCCACCAGTAGCAAAATTCCTTTCATAGTACCTCCTTTGCCGACTGGTTTTGGGTTGCGCAAAGGAGCAAAAAAGGCACCTGATTTTTCACAGGTGCCTCGGCTTTTTATCTAAATTCTCACGTGTACCATATCAAATTTTCAGATTCCGGTCAAGCAAAATCCACGGATTCCGTTACTTGCCCCCAAAAAAATATACGGTATCATCGGCTTTTTCGCCCAAAACCATAGATTCTAAGCGGGTTTCAGCCTCGTTAAGGTCCTCGTAGATAACAGATTTTGATACCCCGTATTTGAAGGCGATCTCCCACACAGAACTGGAAAAAGTGGAAAAATATTTGGAGTAGAACGCATCGTACTGACGCCAGCTCCGGAGGCCTTCCTTTATGGCCAGGTTCCGGTATTCGAGCATCGCCGTATCGAGCGCCATGATCAGCTCCTCAGTGCGATGAGATGATTCCATCATCCTTTCCGACCATGCATCCGGGTCCCTGCCTTCCATGAGTGCAGCGAACCATTCCAGGCTGTAGGCATTTTCCTTTTTGGCCTTCATCCGCTCAAGGATGACCTGATCGCATTCATCGCGTATCCATGAGTAATTCCGGATCAGGTACTTGAGCAGTTCCTTCTTGCTTCGTGTCTTCCTGCCAACTTTCGCCATCTTGCTCCCTCAGCCAATCTTCCAGTTCTATCTGCCCGGGGATCTGGATGATCTCCGGTTCTTCATCAACTGCACTGCTCCTGTACTTTGGGTGCATCTCTGCCCAGCAGACCGGTCCGAATCCCCGCTGGATGCTTTCCGGATCCGATATCATCCTGCCACACATCCTGCATCTCATGACAGTTTACCATTTTTGGGTTCTCTGAAAAAGGCTTCGCGTTCCCGCATCCGTGCCGCTTCCGCTGCATACTGGTTATACGCCCTCTTGCGCTTGCCGATCATATCCATGAGGCAGTCACATCTTTTTTCAATGAGGGCATCCGGGAGGGTCGAATTGTCGAGCTCTTTCTGGGTGACCAGTAAGCTCTCCTGCGCGGCTGTTTTCGTGTCCCTGATGCGGATCCGGATTCCCTCTTCGGGGCTCTGGGGAATGATCTCAACAGCCACATCGTTGTCCCTTGCATAATTGATGACATCAAACATCCCGTTCCTCCTCTCAGTCTCCGCACAGGTCAGTGTGCTTGCTTATGTACAGACCGTTCCACCCATGAGCCTTGTAGTAGGCCTTGCACTTAAGGATCCCTGAAGCGGACTTAACGTACTCGATGCCTCTGACATAAGCTCCATGTTTCTTTGCCCAGTCGCACCATTCGGTACGGTACTTGCGCTCTGCTGCGGACTGTGCCTTGAAGTCCTCATACAGGACTCCCTCCTGGTTGATGGTCTTAATGCGTCCGGGATAGGCTTTCATGAACCTCTTTACGAAATCCTCACCGCCGTTCGGCATCACGATCAGCCCAATGTCGTTCTGGATGGTGTTGATGGTATTCGCAAGCGCTTTGTAGACTGCGTCCTTAGAAGGTGCAGACCTCATTGCCTTACCGCCGAAACCATGGCCGACCATGTAGTAGATGTCACAGTTATCAAAATACAAGCCAATGGCGCCTGTCGCCCTGATATCCTCTGCGGTATCGCAAAGGTGCTGCTGCCATGCCCTTGCGGTGACATCGACCCAGTACTCACCCGGCCACCCATCATAAGGGGCAATGCGGAGCGATTTATAGGCTTTGTAGTAGTCCCTGCCATCTTCCAGGGCGGCGGCGTTAAGGTAGCCGTACACGAAAACGCCTCTGTTTACCGCTTCCCGGATGACTGCTTTGCTGATCCCGTCCGTATCGATCACGGCCAGGCCTTTCGCCTTCGTAGCTTTCAGGGTCTTTGCTACTTTGTCCTGTTCAAAACAATACCTAAGGTCTCCCACTACTCTCCTCCTTTTCTTCTGTATTTGTTCCTGTCATGTATCTCAACTTCTGTCTCTGCCAGACAGGCTGCCTTCAGTTTCATGGGATCCATACCGAACTCATTCTCGATATCAAGAATCTGTGCATAGATCTGTGAGCACCTTCTGTACCCGAATTTGTATTTCCGGTGAAGTGCCAGGAGAATGCCTGCAAGAATGGTCGGTGCCACCCATTTAATCTGCTGCTGCCTCATGTACACCCACTGTGCACCAGTCATCCTTCCCGGATCCAGCTGGGAGTTCAGGAAGTGGAGATCATGCCAGGATTTACCGTCCCCGTTCTGGAGCTCTATCCCTGTCTCCTGCTCGCACATTTCTACCATGCTCCTTTCAATGTCATCGGCACATTCGGTCCATACCTCGTCTATCGTGTACATCAGGTCGATGATCTTATCCTTGTCCCATCCCCAGTACCGGTAGAAAGCTATCGCGGTTGAACTGAGGAGCAGCTGGTTCTGCCTGTCTCCTTCCTTGTTCAGCTTGTCCGTCGATTTCTCAAAAACCGATCTGTGGGCCGGTCTTTTTCTGGCCATCTTTGCCATTGTCTTCCTCCCATAAGCTCGAACCTTCCTCATATGCCTTTTCCCACGGAT